AAAAAATTGTTAGTTCAATTCAATTACCTCTTGGAAGAAAAAAGAAATTAGGTAAATAATGGCGAAATTATCAAAAGGTTTTGTAAAACACGAAAGAATACCCAAAAAGACTTCTCAAGGCAAGAGTAAAAAGGTTAAAAGAAGTTCTATGAATAAACATAAGAAAAGATCATTTAAGATTTACAACAAACAAGGATAACAAATGCCCGCAATCTGTCGAAAAGGTGATAGTTTAACCACTGGACACGTTTGTACAAGTGTGACGACTTTAGATACACCCTCACAATCGACAGTTAGAGCAAATGGTATATTAATCGCAAGAGTTGGTGATCCTACTGTATCTCACGCTGCACCTCCAGCACCACCCTGTCCGCCACACGTTGCATATGTAAACGCAGGTTCTTCAACTGTAAGAGTTGCTGGCGCATTTGTGGCAAGAATTGGTGATAGCGCAGATAGTGGTAATATGATAAGTGGTTCTTCAAATATCTTTGCGGGTTAATGTATAAATATTGTTATGCCTAGTTATAGTGTAGAAAACGTATCAAATAACTCTAAAAGAGCAAATAGAATCTATAAAGATTTAGATTTAGATTTTGGTCGAAACACTGTGACTAATGATGTTAATAAATTAACTGATGTTGAAGCAGTTAAAAGAAGTGTTAGGAATTTAATACAAACTAATCACTTTGATAGACCATTCCATCCAGAGATTGGTGGTAATGTTAGAGCTTTATTATTTGAACCAATTTCACCTTTGACAGCTCTAAATCTACAAAGAAAGATAGAAGAAGTTTTAAACAACTTTGAACCAAGAGTTAAATTAACTCAAATTATTGCTACTCCTGACATTGACAGAAATCGTTATCAATTACAAATTAAATTTTATGTTATTGGTATTTCAACACCAATTACAGTAGAAACATTTTTAGAAAGATTAAGATAAAATGGCAAGTAATAAATTAGAAGTTTCAGAATTAGATTTTGATGATATAAAATCAAATCTTAAAACATTTTTACAAAATCAATCAGAGTTCCAAGATTACGACTTTGAAGGTTCTGGTTTTGCTGTACTATTAGACTTACTTGCTTACAATACACACTATCTAGGTTTCAATGCGAATATGTTGGCAAATGAAATGTACCTTGACAGTGCTGATATTAGAAAAAATATTGTGTCATTAGCAAAGATGTTAGGTTATACACCAACATCAGCTAAAGCACCAACAGCAACTATTGACATTCTTGTAAACAATGCAACAGGAACAAGTATAACAATGGATAAAGGTACAGCTTTTACAACTACAGTAGATGGTACTTCATATGAGTTCATTACAAATGCTGCTCATAGTATTACAGCTTCAAATGGAATTTATCAGTTTTCAAATATACCTGTATATGAAGGTACACTTGTCACATTTAAATATACAGTAGATAGTTCTGATCCTGACCAAAGATTTATTATTCCAAGTGTAAATGCCGATACATCAACACTAAAAGTATCTGTACAAAATTCAGTTTCAGATACAGCAACTTTAACATACAATTTAGCAGCTGGTATTACAAGTTTAGATAATACCTCAAGGGTTTATTTTTTACAAGAAGGTGAAGATGGCAAATTTGAAATTTATTTTGGTGATGGTGTTCTAGGTAAATCTTTATCAGATGGTAATATTGTTATATTAGAATATATTGTCACAAATAAAACTGAAGCAAATGGTGCATCAAACTTTTCACTATCAGGTAATATTGGTGGATTTACAAATGTTTCTATTACAACAAGTTCAAATGCTCAAGGTGGCGCAGAAGCTCAAACAAAAGAATCAATTAGATATAATGCACCATTACAATACTCAGCACAAGATAGAGCTGTCACAACTTCTGATTATGAAACTTTAGTACAAGAAATTTATCCAAATGCACAATCAGTTTCAGCGTGGGGTGGCGAAGATGACGAAACACCAGTTTATGGTGTAGTAAAGATTGCGATTAAAGCAGCATCAGGTTCCACTTTGACAGAAACTACAAAACAAAGTATTATTACTCAATTAAAAAAATATAATGTTGCATCTGTAAGACCAGAAATTATTGATCCAGAAACAACTTCTATAATTTTAACTTCAAATGTAAAATATGATGAAAAGGCAACTACAAAAACTGCGGCAACTTTAGAATCAGAAATATTAACAAATTTAATTAATTACAATAATAATACTTTACAAAAATTTGATAGTATGTTTAGATATTCAAAAGTAGTCGAATTAATTGATGATACGGACAATTCTATTTTATCAAATATAACAACTTTAAAAATAAGAAAAGATTTTACTCCTACATTAAATAGTTCTACTAGATATGATGTATATTTTAGAAATGCATTATATAATCCACACACAGGTCATAAAGCAAGTCAAGGTGGAATATTGGAATCTTCAGGTTTTAAAATACCTAATGATACAAAAGTTTATTACCTAGATGATGATGGTGCAGGAAATGTTAGAAGATATTATTTGGTTGGTTCAGTAAGAACATATGCTAATAATACTCAAGGAACAATCAATTATACTACTGGACAAATAACAATTAATTCTTTAAATGTTGCTTCAGTGGAAAATATTAGAGGATCAGCGGCAACTGCTATAGAATTAACGGTACAACCTAGTTCAAATGATATTGTTCCTGTAAGAGATCAAATTATTTCTATTGATACAACAAATTCATCTATCACTGCTATTGCTGACACCTTTGTGGGTGGATCTGCAGATGCAGGAGTAGGATACACAACAACACCTAGCTACTAATGGCAAAGTTTACAGATAAAATATCAAACCTGATTAATCAACAGGCGCCAGAGTTCGTATTAGAACAACACCCTAAATTTTTAGAGTTTATTAAAACGTATTACACGTTTATGGAATCTGCTGAATTAGCAGTGACTTCAGTTCAAACAACAGATGGTATTTTATTAGAAACTGAAACTAATCAAACAAATGAATTATTACTAGATGGTTCTCGTATTGATACAGATAGAACACAACTAGATGCTGGTGATAAGATAATATTAGAAAGTTCTACTTATGGTAAATTTACAAGAGGTGAAACAGTTGTAGGTCAATCATCAAACGCAACTGCGACTGTTCTTGCTGAAGATTTAGGCAATGGTCGTTTATATATTTCAGCACAAGATAAATTTATTATCAATGAAACTATTGTAGGTAGTTCTTCAAACGCTAGTGCAACTATTAATAATTATAAACCCAATCCAGTTCAAAATATACAAGAGTTATTAAATTTTAGAGATCCTGATAAAGTTATATCTAATTTTTTAACTAAATTTAGAAATGAATTTTTAAACACTTTACCTGAAAGTTTAAATTCAAGTGTAGATAAAAGAAAACTAATAAAAAATATTAAATCGCTGTATCGTGCTAAAGGTACCAATAGAGGACACGAATTATTTTTTAGATTATTATTTGATTTAGAATCAGAAACAATTTATCCTAGAGAAAATATTTTGAGAGCATCTGATGGAAAATGGGATACTAAAAAAATTTTAAGAGCAGTTGCAACTATAGGAGATACAACAGATTTAATAGGAAGAACGATTACAGGTCAAACATCATCAGCTACAGCTGTAGTTGAAAACGTATTTAAATTTCAAATAGGTGATGAGGAAGTATCGGAGTTTATTTTAAATGAAGATACTATATCAGGCACTTTTTTAATAGATGAAATTATTAGAGGAACAGAAAATGATGATGTAGATACATTTATAAAAGCAACAGTCACAGGTATTCCTTCATCAATTAGTATAACAAATTCAGGAACATTATATACATCTGGTGATAGTATAACTTTAAGTGGTGGTGGTACTGGTGCGGTTGTACAAGTTGATGCCGTAGGAAGAGGAAGTATATCAGATTTTGTAATACAAACTTCAGGTTCTGGTTATGAAATTGGAGATGATATTAATTTTACAAATACAGGAACGGGTGGAGGATCCGCAAGAGCTAAAGTATCAGTTGTCAATGGTGGATTTACAATAGAAGAAAGTACATCATCTACGGAAGATCATATAATATTAGAAGATGAAACTACAAAAGGCGATCCATATACAGGAAATAAAATTGTACAAGAAACTGCTACAGGAATAGGCGACATTACAGATATAAGAATTATTAGTGGTGGAAGTAATTATCTATCTCTACCTATTGTTGAAGTTGATGATACTAATGGTACAGGAGCAGAAATATACTGTTATGGTTCAGATATAGGAAGAATACAAAGTATAAAAATTATTGAGTCAGGAAAAAATTATGAGGATAGTCCATCTCCTCCTACTTTATTATTACCTAATTCTTTAGTCATAACAAATTTATCAGGTTCATTTACAATAGGTGAAACTGTGACTGGTATTGATAGTAGTTCGACAGTTGTGACAGGAATAGTTGTATCTTACAATACTAATACAAATGTTTTAAAATTATCTAATGCAACTGGTACCTTTGCTGAAAATTCTACATTTACAACAGATGGTGGAGCAACTGCAACAGTGTTTAAAAATAATTTAGGTTCTGCTACAGCAACTGTAGGATCAGTTGTAGATACTTCAGGTTCATTTATAAACCAAGATGGTTGGTTAGATGAAACTGCAATGAGATTACAAGATAGTTTATATTACCAAGACTTTTCTTATGTTATCAAAGTTGGTCGTACAATTAATGACTGGCGAGATAGTTTCAAAAAAACTATGCACACATCTGGTTTTTATTTTACAGGTCAAGTAGATATTGCAACACAAGTAAACGCAAGATTAAGAGCGTTTACTACAATTAATTCTGGTTTAGATTTTGAAGGTGTTCAGTTAATAATCAATACTTTATTCTCAACAATCTTTGGAAGAAGACTAGGAACAACAAGTGATGGAACAACATTAAGAGTTAACGCAAATATAGGTGCTGATCCAGACTTTACAGATTCTACAATTACACCATTTGATAAAACTACAAGAGATTTAACTTTAAGTAAAGAATTAAAATATATTTTACAAGCTAAACCTAGAACAGCAATTAGAAACAACAACAAAATATATGGTGTAGGATTAGGACCAAATTTAAAATCTTTATCGTCATTACTTTTAAGTACACATTTTGCTAGTCAAATACAAATACAAGATATAAACAATTTAAGATTGACAGGTACTCAAAATACTGACATAGATGGTGAGTTAAATGAATTAGGTGATTTTGATTATAAATTAAAAACAAACTTTGCGATGCCTTCAGAAATATGGCAAATATCTAATGATAGTTGGGACGAAGATCAAATAACTTTTGATACTAACACTATAACTTTTGATGTGGCCTAAAAATGATTATAAATAGTTCAAAAGATATTGTTGTCACAATAAATGATAAAATTTTGGAAGAAAATGAATATACTATTGATAAAAATGGTATTACATTTTCAAAGGCTCCAGAGGCAAACGATAAAATATCTATAAAGAAAAGAATAGAAGATGGTAAAACAGATAATTAATGTAGGTACTACGGTAAATGACGGAACAGGTAGTCCGATACGTACAGGTGGTCAATACATAAATTCAAACTTCACAGAAATATATAACGCACTTGGTGATGGTTCAACAATTACATTTAACTCTGCCACAGTAGCAACATTAACTGGAAGTGAAACTTTAGAGAATAAAACAATTGATTTAGACTCTAATACAATCACTGGAACAACAGCAGAATTTAATACAGCACTACAAGATGGTTCTTTTGCGACTTTAGCGGGTTCTGAAGCAATTACAAATAAGACTTTTAATACTACTAATACATTTCCATCTATTTCTTTATTAGATGAGTCTTCAACATCAGGTTCAATATCATTAGGTGGTACTTTAAGAATTGATGGTGATTCTAGTATAGACGTATCTGTGTCAAGTAGTACATATACTGTTTCATTACAATCAGGTATAGATGCAACTAAAATCGCTGATGGTAGTGTATCTAATACAGAATTTCAACATTTGAATGGAGTGACATCAAATATTCAAACACAAATTGATGCAATTTCAGGAGGATTGCCAAGCTTAATAGCTGCTATCGCTTTAGGATAGTTTATAAAACTTGTATAAATATGAATAAGGAAAAAAGAAAATGCCAGCAATTATAACAAACAAATTCAGGATTCATAACGCAGAACAATTTTATGAGTCTTTTTCAGAAGCGTCACCAAATGTCTATTATTTGACTATTGGAAGACCTCAAGCTTTTGGTACAAAAACAAGAGGAGACGGAAGAACAGTTAATGAAGGTTCTGATGTTTCGCCTTTAACACCAGCAGATTCAATCGCAGATGAATTTTATTATTATGATGATTTTCTAGCTGCTAAAAAAATTACTTCTTCAGATATAGGTTATGTAGTTCCTAGAAGAAACTGGACGACTGGCACAGTTTATGATTATTACAGACACGACTACGGAAATAGAATTACAGGTACAACAACTACACAAACAGCTGATAGTGGTGCTTCTACATTATGGGACGCAACTTTTTATGTTATGACTGAAGACTTTAATGTTTATAAGTGTTTAGATAACAACAGTGGAGCAGCTTCTACAGTTGAACCTACAGGTACATCAACATCAATATTATCTACAGGTGATGGATATAAGTGGAAATATATGTACACTTTATCAGCATCTCAACAATCAAATTTCTTATCTACAGATTTTATGGGTGTTGGTACAGATGCAACAGTATCTTCTGCGGCAGTTGATGGAGCTATTAACATTGTAAAAATTAAATCAGCAGGTTCTGGTGCTTCAGTAAATAATACATTTACAAACATAGATATTCACGGTGATGGTACTGGTGGAAAAGTTTCTGTCACTACTACAGCTGGTTCAGTATCAGCAGTTTCTGTGACAAATGTTGGTTCAGGTTATACTTACGCTTATATTAGAAACGCAGACATAGTGACTGCTGGCGCAACTGACTTAACAGGTGCTGAATTAGATTGTATTATAGAACCTAAAGGCGGACACGGATTTAATGCCGTACAAGAATTAGGTGGATACTTTGTAATGTTAAATACGACCTTTGAAGGTGCTGAAACTTCAAACTCTGGTGACTTCACAACAGATAATGATTTTAGACGTGTTGCTTTATTGCGTGATCCAGATAGTGGTGGTTCAGCTGCTAGTTCAACAACTTTAAGAGGTACAAAAGCAATATTCTTATCTAGTGCTTCCGGTACATTTACAGTTGATGAAGAAATTAATCAAGCGACAACAGGCGCTGTAGGTAAAGTTGTAGAACACGACACAGTTAATAGTATATTATACTATATACAAACAAGATTTAATGATGAGGGAATAGATAGTGATGGTGATTTAACAGCGTTTTCTGGTACAAATACAATTACAGGACAAAGTTCATCAGTCACTGCAACTCCATCTAGTTCAACAACCACAGTAGATAGTATTTCATTTACAAGTGGTTATGCTGGTTCAGAAATTGATGAAGATACTGGTGATGTACTTTATGTTGAAAATAGATCGCCAATTACAAGAGCTTCAGATCAAACTGAGAATGTTAAATTAATAATTGAATTTTAGAGGGAAATAAATGCCAAGTCCATCAGACTTTAACCTCTCGCCATATTATGACGACTTTACGGAAAGTAAGAAGTTTCATAGAATACTTTTTAGACCGTCATTTGCAGTTCAAGCGAGAGAATTAACACAGTCACAAACAATCTTACAAAATCAGATTGAAAGAGTATCTGATCACCTTTTTGATAAAGGCGCTATGGTTATTCCTGGCGAGATTGGATATGATTTAAATTACTATGCTGTTAAGTTAAGTAGCATTGGAAGTGGTTTTACTTTATCAGATTTTAATACAGGAGATATTTTAACAGGTGGTACTTCTGGTGTCACAGCAACAATTGTAAATAAAGTTGCAACTGATGGAACAGATCCTGATACCCTTTATGTAAAATATACAGCAACAGGAACAAATAATTCAGATATAGTTTTTTCTGACAGTGAAACAATTACATCAGACGCAGATACTCCAGTGACTGCTGTAGTAGATACAACTGCTACTGGTTGTGCCGCAGAAATACAATCTGGTGTATATTATATAAATGGATTTCAAGTACAAGTAGATAATCAAGTTTTAATATTAGACAAATACACTAATACGCCTAGTTATAGAGTTGGTTTAACTGTCACGGAATCTTTTGTGACACCAAATGATGATGCAAGTTTAAATGATAACGCTGCTGGTTCATCAAATGTAAATGCTCCAGGCGCTCACAGATTTAAAATAGATTTAACATTAGCTAAAAGAACATTAACATCAACTGAAGATTCAAACTTTGTAGAATTATTAAGACTATCAAATGGTGTTTTACAAAATCAAGTTAGAACAACTGAATATGCTGTATTAGAAGATACACTTGCAAGAAGAACCTTTGATGAATCCGGTGATTATTCTGTAAAAGAATTTGATTTAGATTTAAGAGAAAGTTTAATATCAGGAAACAATAGAGGTATTTTCACAGCATTAGAGGGTGGATTAGAATCAAAATATGTTGCTGGATTAGGTCCAGGTAAAGCATATGTTAGAGGTTATGAAATCGAAACTATAGGAACAAAATTTATACAAGCAAATAAAGCAAGAGAGTTTGATACACAAAATAATTTTAACACTAGATTTGATTTAGGTAATTTTGTAAATGTCACAAATGTTTATGGATCGCCAGATATTGGATTTGTGACTGGTGATGTAGAGGCATTCAAAAGAGTTAATTTGTATAAAGAAGCAACTAGTGTAAGAGGAACTGAAAACGCAAGTTCAGAATCAAGTATTAACACAATCGGTAGAGCGAAATCCAGAGGTTTTGAATATTCATCTGGTACTGCAACATCAAATATATTCGCAAGTTCAAGTTTAACATCAGCAATATACAAACATTATTTGTTTGATATTAATATGTTTACGCACTTGAATATCACAACTAATCAAAGTTTTACAACAGGTGAAAAAATCACAGGTAATACATCAGGTGCTATCGGTACTTTTGAAAGTATTTCTACCACAGAAAATCAAACAGTAAATGCTATTTCATCAGCAAGTCCAGGAGTGGTGACTATATCTGGTGGTCATAATTTTAAAGAAGGTCAACAAATTACATTAGCAGGTACTTACGAAGTAGATTCAACTGCTGAAACTTCAAATGTTTATACTGTAAGAAATCCAGATGCAACTACTTTTGAGTTGTATGATACTGATGGAACTACAGCAATAAATGTCACAGGATTTACATCAGCAACAGCAACACACGGCGTTGTTATTATTTCTAGCACAAATGGTACATTTACAGCAGGAGAAACTATTACTGGTGGAACATCAAGTAGTACAGCTGTTATACAATCAGATGCTGTAGGATTAAACGGAGTACAAACTTTTGATTTTCCTAAAGTTAAACAAATTGGAATGGCAGGATCACCAACTTATACTGCTGACACAGCATTAGATTTTACAGGCGGTGACAATTATGTAATTACAGGAACACTTGATATTGGTTCAGGTTCAGCAAGTGTGACAGGTATTAATACAAGATTTACAACAGATTTATCAGTAGGCGATTCTATCTCATTTACAAATGATAGTGGTAATACAGAAACTAAAATAGTTGAAGCTATTATTTCAAATACTAGTTTAACATTAACAAGTGTCACTGCTGCTGCTTCTACTAAAACAATTGCAACTAGAAGAAGAACAAAATTACAATCATCAGAAAAAAATATTTCTATATTTGAATTACCTTATTCAACTATTAAAACATTAAAAACAACTGCAAATTCTGGTATTACAGATACTAACTTTGAAGTTAGAAGACATTTTACAGCAACATTATCATCAAATGGTGATGCTACAATTACGGCAGGTACAAATGAAACATTTAGTGCTTTAGCTGAATTAGATTTTTCAGTTTCAATTATGACTTTAGGTGCAGGTACTTCAGGTGCTGTAGGTGATGTGTTAAGTTTATCAGGAAATAACCACGAAGGTGACCCTATTTTTGTATTAGGTGGTTCTCCATCAGGTAAAACTTTAACATTAGATTTTGGTACTGATTATCAAGGTCATAAAGTTAAAATATTAGCAACTGTTAGTAGAAGTGTTGCAGGTTCAAAAACTAAAACTTTAAATTCAAACTCAACAGTACAAATATCTACTTTAGCAGCAGTTAATAAACAAGGTGGTATAAGTTTAGGTAAAGCAGATATTTACCAATTAAATGCTGTTTATATGTCAGCAGATTTTAGTACAAATGCTACAGCAAGTGATACAAACATCACAGATAGATTTGAATTAGATAACGGACAAAGAGATAATTACTATGACGTTGGTAGAATTAAATTAAAACCAGGTGAATTAACGCCAACTGGTAGAATATTAATAGATTTTGATTATTTCTCTCACGGTTCAGGTGATTATTTTGATGTTGACTCATATTCGGGTGTAGTTGATTATGAAAATATACCATCATATAAATCTGATACAACTGGTAAATCATATGAGTTAAGAGATTGTTTAGATTTTAGACCAAGAGTAGATGACGCAAGTACAATTAATTCAGGTGGACAAGATAGAAGTTATGATGGATCAGGTGCATCAACAATAGACATAGTTAAATTCAATTCGAATGTATCTACTGACCACGAATACTATTTGCCTAGAATAGACAAAATATTTTTAGATAAAGAAGGTAATTTTAAATTTGTAGAAGGTGCTTCTTCTTTAAATCCACAAGTTCCAAAAGACCTTGATGGTGCGATGCACTTATATACATTAGAAGTTCCAGCTTACACATTATCTACTGAAGATATAACAATTAAAAAGGTTGATAATAAACGTTATACAATGAGAGATATTGGTAAACTAGAAAGTAGAATAGAAAGTTTAGAATATTATACTCAATTATCTTTATTAGAAACACAAGCACAAAATTTACAAATACAAGACGCAGATGGTTTTGATAGATTTAAAAATGGATTTATCGTAGATAATTTTACAGGTCACAACATTGGTGATGTTGGTAATGCTGATTATGCAGTATCAATGGATATGGCAAAAGGTGAAGTTAGACCTACATTCAATGAGGACGCTGTACAATTAATTGAAAGAGATGATGATGGTACAGCAATAGTTGCAGCTGATAGAACAGCAGCAAATTATCAAAAAACTGGTGATCTAATTACTCTACCATATACAGAACAAACATTAATAGATCAACCGTTTGCAAGTAAATCAATCAATGTAAACCCATTTGAAGTGTTTACTTGGTCGGGTAATATAGAATTAACTCCACCAACTGATGAATGGAAAGAAACAGAAAGAGCACCAGAATTACTTATTAACAATACAGGTGCTTTTGATACTCTTGCTTCTAATTTAGGAAACGCATCATTAAATGGTATAGAAATTGGAACAGTGTGGAATGATTGGCAAGATTTTTGGACAGGTGCTCCTAGAGATGTTGCAAGTAGAACTATTAGTGGTCAACAAAGATCAGGTCGTAGAGTATTTGTTAGAACAGAAATAGAAAGTCAACAAGCTGTATCTCAAACAAGAACAGGTGTAAGACAAAGATTAGTTCCACAAGTTGTAAGAAATTCAATAGGTGATAGAATAGTCAATGTTGCTTTTGTTCCATTTATAAGAAGTAGAACATTAACATTTACAGCAACAAGAATGAAACCTAATACAAGAGTTTATCCGTTCTTTGATAATATAGATATATCCTCATATACTACTCCTGACGGTGGTTCTTTAGGTGGTAGTGTAATAACTGATTCAAATGGTGCAGTGTCAGGTACTTTTGCAATACCTGATCCAACTAATAATTCAAATCCAAGATGGCGAACAGGTCAAAGAGTATTCAGATTAACTAGTTCATCTACAAATGATACTACAAGTGAAGTAGAAACATCAGCAGAGGCAGAATATATTGCTAGAGGTATATTAGAAACTGTACAAGAAACAATTATTTCAACAAGAGAACCAAGAATTGAAAGAGAAAGTACAGTTGAAAATAGAACAATTACTAGAACATCTACAAGAGAATCAACAAGAACAGTAGGCTGGGTTGATCCACTAGCTCAAACATTCTTAATAGATGATGAGGGTGGTGTATTTGTCACTTCTATGGATATATACTTTGGTTCAAAAGATACAAATATTCCTGTCACTCTACAAATAAGAGAAGTAGTTAATGGTTATCCTGGAAAGAAAATTCTTCCTTTTTCAGAAAAAACTTTAAATCCTAGTTCAGTAAATGTAAGTACGGATGGAACTGTAGCAACAACATTTACTTTTGATAGTCCTGTTTATTTACAAGAAAATACAGAATATTGTTTTGTGGTTTTAGCAAACTCAAATAATTACACAGCATATGTTGCAAGATTGGGCGAAACTGCTTTAGATTCAGATAGAACAATATCACAACAGCCTTATGCAGGGGTACTATTCAAATCACAAAATGGTTCTACTTGGACTGCAGAACAAAACGAAGATATGAAGTTCAAAATTAAAAGAGCAGAATTTGAAAATGTCACAGGTACAGTCACTTTAACAAATGACGTATTACCAGCTAGAACATTAAAAAATAATCCATTAAGAACATCAGCTGATAGTACAGCTATTATTACTGTTTATCACCCTAATCACGGTATGCATGGAACATCAAATAATGTCACTATTGCAGGAGTTCCATCAGGAACATATAATGGAATATCTGCTGATCAAATTAATGGTACTTACACAGCAATTGGAAATGTCACTTTAGATAGTTATACTTTAGATCCAACAAATAATACAAGTTATGTAGGTGCGATTGCTGTAGCAACAGCTGCTGGTGACATAGGCGGAAGTGCAGTCACAGCAACTCAAAATAGATTATACGATATATTAAATTTAAGTTTACAAACTATGACTTTACCTGGAACAAGTATTGCTTATCAAATAAGACCCACAACTGGTAAATCTGTTCACGGTTCTGAATCAGAATTTTCATTATCATCAGCAAGTAATGCAATTAATGTAATCGCAAATGATAATATTTATTTTAATGCACCTCAAATGGTAGCAAGTTCTATTAACGAAACAAATGAAATGTCAGGAAGTAAATCTCTATTTGTGACATTAGATTTAGCAACAACAAATACAAAATTATCACCTGTTTTAGATACACAAAGAATAAGTGCGTTTACAATTCAAAATAGATTAAATGATCCAACTGAAAGTAATACGCCTAACTTTGTTGCTTGTACAGAAAACGAAGGAACATCTTGTAGTACAAAATATATTACAAGACCAATTACTTTAGAAAACGCATCAACTGCTTTAGATGTTAGATTGACTTCAAATGTTAGATCAACTTCTAGTGTAGAATTATATTACAGAATTACTAGTTCTGAAGAGGTAAGAAACATAGAAGATTTAAGTTGGATACCATTTAATGGTGACGGTAGTGAAGATACAACAGTCACTCCAGCTGAAGATGATGAAACATTTAAAGAATACAAATATTCTGATACAGGATTACACGATTTTACAGCGTTCCAACTTAAAATTGTGATGAAAGGAACTAATTCAGCATATCCACCTAGAATTAGAGATTTAAGAGGTATTGCTTTAGCAGTTTAATAAAATGGCTAGATTAAAAGTAGAAGGATATGAAAATTTAATTAGAGATACCAGATCAAATGGTATCGTTAATACAAATGTAAGCGAATATCAAGTTTATATGGCAAGAGTGAGAGCGAGAGAGAAACACGGCGATCAAATTAGAAGTGCTGTAAAGGAAATAAATAATTTAAAAGCTGAATTAAGAGAAATTAAAAATTTATTAAAGGATTTAGGTAGTAAATAATGGCTTTAAAAAATGTAGCAACAACTGATACAATTAATACGTTTAGAACAACGTTTAATGATCTTGCGATAGATGTAGGCGATTTAAATAATCTAACTACAACTGCGACAAGTAATTTAGTATCTGCTATCAATGAAGCTGCGGGTTCTACTAATAACTTTATATTAAGAGATGAAACATCAAGTGTATCAACAATAAATGGAGGGGATACTTTAAATGTAGTCGGTAGTTCAGGTATTACAGCGACAGTATCTGATCCTGAAACATTGACTATATCACTTGATTCTACAATAACCGGATTGACGAGTATTACATCAACGACTATTACAGATGGTACTTTATCAATTAATAGTGGTTCTATATCTAGTGCAGTAAATGTCACTGGTAGTGGAACTGCGAATTTTACTACAGATGTACAAGTTAATAGTGTATCTGTTGCAACAAAACCCTTTGCGATTGCTCAAGCGATTGCTTTAGGATAAGAAATATATAAATAGACTCAAGGATTATTAAAAAGTTTTATAATACGAAATTTATTTTTATTCCGTGTGTTTATAAAGTATAAATAATTAACATAGAGGAAAAAGAAATGGCAAACGACTTTAAAAGATATGTAGCAGCAGATGTAGGTACTAGTACAGGTGCATCAGGAGACGCTGTTTACACTACACCTGCCGGCGCAGGTTCAACTGCATTAGAAACAATCGTTATCGGTATCTCAGTGTGTAATAAAAATTCAGCTGAGAGAACAGTAGGTCTATTTTTAGACAACTACGATGGTACAAACGATGGTTATATTGTTAATGGTTTAAAAGTACCTGGTAATACAACTGTTGAAATAATGCAAGGTAATAAAATCGTTCTTCAAAACAATGGTACAGCGGGTGACGTATTAAGAGCAGAAGCTTCTGCAGGTACATCAATTGATGTTGTAGCATCAGTTTTAGAAGACGTATAATAAAATTTTTTTAGAAAGATTTTAAAAATGGTTAGATACATAAACGGAAAATATAGACCAACAGAAATAATTACAAGAGCGCCTACTTGCGATGGGTCTACTACAGGATTTATAGTCACTCAAGGAATGACAGAAGATAAGGTTATTGTGACTTTAAATGGTGTGACTCAATCAAAAACAGACGACTTTTCTATTTCTGGAACAACATTAACAATGGTAGTGGCACCAGAATCTACTGACGATTTAGTCATTAGAGAAATGCCAGTATAGAGGGAATTATGGCAGGGAAAATTAGAAATACAAATTTAAATCAGAGTGTAATATCTGGTCATACTGAAAATGTCACTGGCCAAGTTGCTACTGATGATAAAGTTTTAATATTTGATACGAGTACAAATAGTATTAGAAAAACAAATACATCAAATATAGGTCTTCAAGCACCTACAATTACAAATGTTTCTCCAACTTCAGTTCAAAGATTAGAAGGAGCAGGAACAGTGACTATCACAGTCACAGGTACAGGTTTTAATGCTGGTACTACAGCAAAATTAATCACTAATGGTGGTTCAAACGTTTCTTTTAACTCTGTCACTATTGATTCAGAAAGTCAATTAACTTGTGTTGCAAATAGATCAGTATTTTTAAATGCTAATGAACCTTATGATGTAAACGTTGTCAATGGTAGTGGTTTAAGTGTCACTGCTGAAAATCAAATTAACGTAGATGGCGCTCCTGTGTTTGTCACAGCTGCAGGTTCTTTAGGTTCTACTAGAGGTGGTGGAGATTTTATAATTGAGGCTTACGATCCTGAATCAGGAAGTGATCCATCTTTTGTACTTGAATCAGGTTCATTTCCTCCAGGTATGAGTATTACAAATATTGACTCTGGAAGATGTACAATTGGTGGGGTAATTTCACCTACGCCTTCAAGTGATACTACATACACATTTACAATTAAAGCAAATGATGCAAACTCAAACGTATCATTTAGAGAATTTTCAATTACAGCATTAGGTCCAAGTTATACAACATTTACAGCAGATGGTACTTTTAGTGTACCAAGTGGTTTAACAGCTGTTGATGTACTTGTAGTTGCTGGTGGCGGTGGATCGCAAGGTTTACCAGGTTCAGGTATTAATAACCCTGACCACATTGGAAACAATGCTGGTGGTGGTGCCGGCGGACTAATCTTTATGCCAGGTTATCCAGTGACACCAGGTGGAACAGTTTCAGTGACTGTTGGTAATGGAGGGTCAGGTAGTTCAGGACAAGATTCAGTATTCGGAACACTAACTGCAGATGGTGGTGGATCTGGAAAAATGGGATTCTACATTATTGGATACCAACCAGGAACACCAGGTGGTTCTGGTGGTGGCGGAGGCCGAGGAAGAGACTCTGGAGGCCCTGCAGGTACTGGTCAACAACCAACTCAACCAGGTAATTCAGGAGCATACGGCTTCGGAAATCCAGGTGGTTCCCAAGGTGGTGGGGGCGGTGGCGCTCAACAACCAGGTGCACCAGGAACTGGTGGTAAAGGTGGTGATGGTAGAGCATACACTATCGGAGATGGTTCAACTCCAGTCGTATACGCTGGTGGCGGTGGTGGAGTATCTGGTGTAGGCGGAGACGGTGGCGGTGGCCCTAATCCAGCACCTACTGTACCAAATCCAAAAGACGGTCTCGCTAATAGAGGCGGTGGTGGAAGAGGTGGTTCTCAATCAGCTGGTCCAGAAAACGGTCCTAAATCAGATGGTGGTTCTGGCGTAGTTATCGTCAAAACATAAAAAATTAAAAAAGGGCGTCTTAAATGGCGCCCTTTTTGTATCTACATAAATAACTTTATATTAACTTATAAAGAGGAGTGAATAACAATGGCAAGTGAAGACACAATACAAAAAGTATTTAACCAAGACTTACTAAACAACGAAGACTTTTTAAGAATTATTAGAGAACTAATATCTGATTTAGAAAAAAGACCTGGTATACCAGCGGATATGGTTGCTCAAGAATTAAAACAAAAGTTTAAATTAAAAGATATACCATCATTAGATTTAAGTAAAAATCTTTGGCATCAATGTACTGATAATATACCTAATTTTGAAGGTATGCCACAAGGATATAGAATTACTATAAAAGAGGGTGGGAAAAAAGTAAAAATACCATTATTAGCATATACAGTTGATTTAGGACACGGTGAAGATATTATTAAAAAGATAGTTGAGAATTATAATAAAATAAAATAATATTATAATTTATATTATGCAGAATCATTTTAGTTATTATTATTTTAAGTCTGCTTTAACACCAGATCAATGTCAACGTATAATTGATTACGGTAATTCTTTAATTGAAAAAGAAAAAAAGCAAGGTCATAGTACAGCTGCTGTGACATTTGGAAATAATCATAAACAAGCTTTTGATGAAAAAGGTATTAATGTTCAGCCTTTAGGTGATAAAACACACGAAGATGTACAGAAAGAATTAAATACTGATATTACTACAGGCAAAACTTATGTTAGAGATAGTGAAGTTGCTTGGTTTAATGATCAGTGGGTGTATGATCTAATTTGGCCTTTTCTAACCGAAGCAAATGAAAAATCTGGTTGGAGATATGATTTAGATTTTGGAGAAGATTTCCAATTTACAAAATATGGATTAAATCAATTTTATGGTTGGCATTCTGACGGAGGGGGTTGTCATATGAATGCTTACAAAAGATTAATTCCTGGTGTGACGCCAAAAAATAAAAATGGAGAGTATGATTCTCATTATACATCTAATCAAAATTTAATAGGTAAAATAAGAAAAATATCTATGACTATTAATTTAAATAAACCTGGTGAATATGAGGGAGGTAATTTAAAATTTGATTATGGTCCACACGCAGAGGGAAAAAGATTCCACGAGTGTGAAGAAATAAGACCTCAAGGCTCTATTATATTCTTTCCATCATATACATATCATCAAGTCACTCCAGTGACAAAGGGTACAAGATATTCTTTAGTATTATGGATATGTGGAAAACCTTTTAGATAAAACTAAATATGAAAAAAGGAAACGAAATGGAAACAGAAAATCAAACCAAACACCCTGCCGCTAAATTCTTTGAAGAAAATGGTTGGGTAAAAATAGAAAAAGTGATTGATAGTAAAATGGCTTTTTTATTATATCATCACGTACAGTTGGCAGCAACAAGATTAACATATTTGGATAATTTTTTAGGATTTGGAAATTATAATACAGATGTGTGGGGTAGTTTTACAGATAAACAAGCACCAGGTGATTTTAGTAGATATGGTGATTTAATTTTTGACAGTTTAATGAATTTAGTATTAGGACAAATGGAAAAATATACAGGTAAAAAATTAGTGCCTACATACACATATCATAGATTATATACAAGAGGAACAGAGTTAACAAGACATAAAGATAGACCTAGTTGTGAAATATCTACTACAATGTGTTTAGGATACGATATAGATAATTTAGATAAACAAAAATATTCAAATTGGAATTGGCCTATGTATGTTGGTCCTAAAACTGGTGAATTGGGAACAAAAGGAACTCCAATAACTTTGGAACCAGGTGATATGATTATCTATCGTGGTTGTGAAGTGGAACACTGGCGTGAACCATATATTGGAAATAATCACGCACAAGTATTTTTACATTATAATGAAAAAGATGGAAAAAATCATAACGTATATGATGGAAGACCTTGTTTAGGAGTTCCAAGATTAGTTGATACATTAAAACAAAATTATAATGTAGAAGAAAAAGAAGAAGACATTTTTTTTAAACAAGAGGAAAATCAAATAGTATATTAATAAAGTGAATAAAATAGATTTTGAAAATAGAAAAAATATACCTCAAGTTTGGAATATAAGAACAATAAAAGATAATCCAATGTTTCCATTTGTTCTTATAGAAAATTGGTATACACCTGAAGAAGAAAAAGCAGTTTGGAAAGAATTAGAATATTATTCTAGTAATCCTATTGATAGAGCCGAAGGTGGTATTGTAGCGAGAGATGAAGATGGAAAAGAAAAGGGAAAACATTATAGATTTTATTTAGATAAAATTTATTCACAACAGGGAAGAGAACAATCTAATATTTTAAATTTTACATACAAACAAAAAATGTTAGAATTACATCATAAGATAAATGAATGTGGTCACTATGGAAGATCATTTTTTTCAAGTAAAAGTATTACTTCTTTTGTATCTTATTATGAAAATAATGATTTTTATAATTCTCATTATGACTCTTATCACTGGACAAATTTAGTTTGGTTTGTGAAAGAACCTAAAAAATTTGAAGGTGGCGATTTAATATTTGAAGAATCAAATACAAAAATAACTTTAAAACATAATAGAGCAATTATGTTTCCCTCAATGTTTTTACATAAATCAACACCTATTAAATTTAATCAACAATCAAATGGAAGTGAAGGAAAATTTACCATAACTCATTTCTATTATGCAGATTAGAAATATAATGATTAGTCCTATAAATTATAAAAAATTTGAATTGTTTCCAACGCCTGTTTACAAATCAAAAATAGAAGTACAAGATGAATGGTTGAAATTGTGTGAGACCACAGAATACGAAAGAATGAAGACAGGAAATGGTGATATTTCTAAAAATAGAAAGATATTAAATGATTTAAATATAAAAAATGATATAGAAGATCATCTAAATGTTTATGTTAGAGATTGGTTAAAAGTACATTGGAAAACTGAATTTTATTTAACATCATCTTGGTTAGTAAAACACAAAAAAGGAGATTGGGCACAATTACATCATCATGCTAATTCCTTAATTAGTGGTGTATATTATTTAAAAACACCTGAAAATTCTGGTAATATAAAGTTTCATAAATTTTTTAATAAAAACTTATTTGATGAAACTTTACGATTTGATTTTACAGATGATAATTTTATAAATGCTGAAAGTGTGAGTTTTGATGTAAACGCAGGAGATATAATATTATTCCCATCTCACTTAACTCATTCTGTAGATGAAAATTTTAATGATGAAACAAGATATTCACTTGCGTTCAATTATTTTTGTAGAGGGTCATTTGGTAAAGATGAATATGCATTGACTATTAAATAATGAAAAATTTTATATTTGTAAAAGAAAATGTTTTAGATGAAAAAGAATGTGAAGATATTATAAAATATTGTAGCGATAAAACTAATCCAAGTGATTTTGATTATTTGAATTATGATTGTTATGATTTTGATAACTCACATTATCTTTTTAAAAAAATATTACCAATATTACAAGAATATAAAAATACATATCCTGAAATAGATAAAACGGCATCTATTTGGGATTTAACTAGTTTAAGATTTAAAAGTTTTGAACCAGGTAAAGGTTATACTGGTTGGCATTCAGAACATTGTTTATCAAAACCTGATAGAGTTTTAAATGTTCAAATTTATCTATCTAATCATAGATGTGGAACTGAATTTTATAATGGTGATGTAATAATGTCAAAAGTAGGTAAGTTGGCCATCTTCCCATCATACTTTACTCACACACACAGAGGTCAAATTTGTCCTGATAATAAACCTAGATATATAATAACAGGTTATGTGACATTTATGAAAAAAGGACCTGAAGAAGACTAAATAAACTAATAAATATAAGAAAAGGAAAATTATGACAGAACAAACTAAAACTGATTTGATTACTATTGATGGAAAACAATATAGTTTAAGTGAATTACCTTTAGACATAAGAAATTCAATTGTTGCTAGACAAGAAATACAACAATCTAAAGTAAGACACGAAGTAGAATTAGAAAAAATTGAAGTATTGACTAATCATTATAATATAAAAATTAAAAATGGTTTAGAAGAATACGATAAATCTAAAGAAAGTAAATAAAAAATAAATGGCAGCAAGAGCAAATCTACAAATAGATCAGGGAGCAACTTTTTCAACAGATGTCACAGTAAGTGATACTAATGGAGATGCTTTTGATTTAACGGGATATACTGCTTCTGCTAAAATGGCAAAGGGATATGCTTCCACTCGTACTAGAGTGGTATTTACTACTACAATTAACTCTGATCCAACAACTGGTATTATTACATTAAGTTTAACTGCAGATCAAACTGACGCTTTAGAAGCGCCGGCAAGATATGTTTATGATATTGAAATATTAAAGACTTCAGATAGTACAATCACACGTGTTATCGAAGGAATTATCACAGTTAAACCGTCCGTGACCACATAATCTTTATTATCTTTAGTATATTTTTATTATAAATATAATTAAAAAGAGAGAGATTTTATATGGCTGTAATAAAGGCTAAAATTAATTCAAATAATTCTGCTGGTCCACAACAAGTATCAGTCACTGTGCCTAGTGCTACTAGGGCAAATACATTTCAATCTTTAAATGATGTGAATGCAACTAATCTAACTGATGGTGCTTTAATTCAATACGATGCTTCAACACAAAAATTTACAACAAGAAACGAATTACAAACTACCACAGGAACAATTACGTTTAACGGTGGCAACTTTTAGGGGAATTAACAAATGGCAACAATAATTCAGATAAAACGAAGTGATGGAACTACCGCACCATCGTCACTTAAATTAGGAGAACTAGCCTATACATATGGTACAGGTACTCAAGGTAATAATGGTGATAGGCTCTTTGCTGGTATTGGTGGAGTTGATGGAAATGGTGACGCAAACGAAATCGCAGTCATTGGTGGACAATATTTTACAGATCAATTAGATCACGTACAAGGTACTTTAACAGCAAGTTCAGCTTTATTAGTAGATAGTAATAAAGCAATAGACGAAATTTTTATTGGTAATAATGCTACTACAGGTGGTACATTAAAATTAAACGAAGGTACTAATAACGGTGCTCATTTTGTTGCCTTAAAAGCAGCAAACAGCATTTCTTCATCTATCACATTTACGTTGCCAAGTGCAGATGGAACAAATGGACAGGTTTTACAAACAGATGGTTCTGGTAATTTAACATTCGCAAGTCCCGCAGCAAGTTCATTTACATTAGCTGCTGATACTGGATCAAATGATACATTTTCAACAGGTGGTACTTTAACCTTTACTGGTGGTACTGGTATTGATACAACAGTTTCAGATGATGCTATCACAATAGCCATAGATAGTAATGTTTTAACTGCTTCATCTACTCATACTCTAACTAATAAAACTTTTGACGCTAATGGTACAGGAAACTCAATATCAAATATTGAAGTTGCTGATTTTGCTTCAGGTGTTGTTGAAACTGATTTATCTGTATCTATAACTTCAGATGATAGCACTCTTGCTTCTGCGAAAGCGATTAAAACATATGTAGATGACCAAGTCACAGCACAAGATTTTGACTTAACAGCTGATACAGGTTCAGCTTCTATTGATTTAGATAGTGAGTCATTACAAGTCACTGGCGGAACTGGTATTGACACAACAGTTGATAACTTAACTAAACAATTAACAATAGATATTGATAGTACAGTTGCTACACTCACTGGTTCTCAAATACTTACAAACAAAACTATTGATACTGCTTCAAACACAATTACTGTAGTTGAGGCAGATATTTCTGACTTACAATCATACATACTTGCTGATAGTTCTGATACATTAGAAAACAAAGGTATTAATTTAGCAAATAACACTTTAACAGGTACAACTGCTGAATTTAACACTGCGTTATCAGATGGTTCTTTCGCAACATTAGCGGGTACAGAAACATTATCTAATAAAACACTTACAGCACCTAAATTTGTTGATGGTGGTTTTATTGCTGACGCAAATGGTAATGAGTTAATTCTATTACAAACAGAAACATCTGCAGTAAATGAATTAGAAGTCACAAACTCTGCAACAGGAAATGCTGTTAAAATAGCAACTTCAGGTGGTGATACAAACATTGACTTAAAAATCAGTCCAAAAGGAACTGGTGTTGTTGATGTTGATTCAAGTAGAATTACAAATGTGACAGATCCGTCTGGCGCACAAGATGCCGCTACAAAAGCATATGTAGACAGTGTTGCTAATGGTTTAGATGTAAAAGCTTCTGTTAGATACGCTTCAACAGCCAATGTTGCTGGTACATACGACAATGGTGCTGGAACAATTACTGCTGGTTCAAATGGTGCTTTTTCAATAGATGGTCAAACTCCATCAACAAATGATAGAGTATTATTAAAAGATCAAACAGATGCTGTTCAAAACGGTTTATATAGAGTGACAACTGTTGGAGATGGTTCAAGTGCTTACGTATTAACAAGAACACCTGATGGTGATGAAGCTGTAGAAATTACAGGTGGCGCTTTTGTATTTGTTGAAGAAGGTACTGCGAATGCTGACAATGGTTATGTATTTACACACGATGGTACTCCAACATTAGGTACAACAGATATTACAGTTGCCCAATTCTCTGGTGCTGGTCAAATTTCAGCTGGTGACGCTTTAACAAAAACTGGTAATACTTTAGATGTTGCAGTTGATGATAGTACAATCGAAATATCTGGTGACGCTTTACAAGTTAAAGCTTCTGGTATTGGTACTAATCAATTAGCAGCTACTGCGGTCACAGAAGCTAAAATTGCGAATAACGCAGTGACAGTTGCTAAATTAGCAACAACTTTAGATTTATCATCTAATACAGTCACTTTACCTAGTTCATTTACAACTAACACAGGTGCACAAGAGTTAACTAATAAAACTATAAATGGTTCATCTAACACTATTTCAAACATAGCGAATGCTTCTTTAGTAAACAGTTCAATTACAATTAGAGATGAAAGTTCTACTTCGGATGCAATTAATTTAGGTGAAACTTTAATAGTGACTGGTGGTGAAGGTATTGACACAGCAATTTCTTCAAATACTTTAACTTTATCTGCTGAATTAGCAACAACATCAAATAAAGGTGTTGCTTCATTTAGTTCAGATAACTTTACTGTCACATCAGGTGCAGTGACTGTGACTACTATTGATGGTGGTACATTTTAATTATTAATTTAGGAGATTAATAGTGGCAACAGTAATAAAGATAAAAAGAAGTGAAACTGCTTCTTCAGTACCTACAACAAGTGATTTAGAAGTAGGTGAAATTGCTGTAAATACTAGTGATAAAAAAGTTTACATACGTGATAGTGGTGATCAGATTGTCACTGTTGCAAATTTTAGTGAGAGTAATGATTTAAGTAGTATTAGTCAAAGTTTATTGCCTGACACAACTGAAGCTTACGATATTGGTTCATCATCTAAAAGATGGAGAGATATTTACTTATCTGGTAATACTATTGATTTAAATGGTGCTACTATTTCATCAGATGGTACAGGAACAATACAAATTTCAGCATCAGGTGCAACTTTACCTGTAAACTCAAAAATTGAGGTTGCAACAAATACTACAAAAACAATTGCATTAGCAGATGACACTACAGGTGCTGCAATACGATCTGTACCTTTTTTTAGTAATAGTGGTGGATTAAGTACACCTAATGCATATTTAAACTTTAGAGCTCCAACAACAAATACGTTTGTTGCGAGTTTCTTATTAGCAAATGGAAGTAATATTACTGCCACTGCTGATGAATTATTTTTATTTTAAGGAGATAGAATGGCAGAAAAAACACCAATAAGAACGGTCTTTGACGGAGACGGCAACGCCACAGGTCTAGCAGAGTTTCAATCTGGTGAGTTTATAGGTGTCACGTATGGTGGTATTGGTCGTGCAACATTAACTACAAACTCAATATTATTAGGTAATGGAACAGATGCTGTTCAAATGTCACCTATACAAATAGATGGTTCAACTATTTCATCGTCAGATTCTACTTTAATTACAATTAATGATGGATTGAACGTCACTGGTAATTTATCAGTAGATGGTAATATGACAGTCACAGGAACTTTGACTGCTGTTAATTCTCAAACAATTAATATTACAAATTCATTTACTTTTGAAGGTTCGACAGCAGATGGTAATGAAACTCAATTAACAGTCACAGATCCAACTGCAGATAGAACAATTACTTTACCAGATGCAACTGGTCACATTCCAGTATTCGCAACATCAATGACAACAGCGATTACAGATGGATCAGCAAATCAAGTTTTAACAACTGATGGTTCAGGCGGTTTAACATTTGAATCCGTATCAACAGATTTACAAGAATCAACATTAACAACAGCACCAGCTTCTGAAGGTGATTTTGATTTAAGTTATGATCCTACTCAAACAACTCAGGAAACACCGTTTGAGGCAGTAGGCGCTGATGCTTTTGGAATTTCAACTTCATCTGTTGTTTTTAGTTATAATGACCCAGTTGGTTCAACAAATACAATAGATTTAGGAGCATTTTCATAGGACTAAATCGTTATAAATAACAATAGGAGATTAGAATAAATGCCAACAGTATTACAATTTAGAAGAGGAACTACAGCACAGAACAATAGTTTTACTGGTGCTGCTGGGGAAATTAGTATTGATACTACATTAGATACTTTAAGAGTACACGATGGTTCTACAGCAGGTGGTTTAGAGCTTACTCAAAATACAGCAACTCAAACACTAACAAATAAAACTTTAACTAGTCCAACAGTTAATACACCTACTATTACAGGTGATACTACTTTTAGTGATGGTGCTTATGATTTTGATATTGCGTCACACGATGGTTCTAACGGACTAAAATTAGGTGGAACTTTAGTGACTTCAACTGCTGCTGAATTAAATTTATTAGATGGTGTCACAGCAACAACTGCTGAACTAAACTACACTGACGGTGTGACTTCTAATATTCAAACACAATTAGACGATAAAGCAGCAAAATCTTTCGCAATAGCACAAGCCATCGCTTTAGGATAATACTCTCTTATTCTTATAAATAGTAGGGATTGGAGATTGTATGGCAACACCAGCTAGTAGAGAAACACTAAAACAATACGCTTTAAGAGCTCTCGGTAAACCCGTTATAGAGATAAATGTAGATGACGACCAGTTAGAAGATAGACTGGACGAAGCTTTACAATATTTCGCACAATATCACTATGATGGTATAAGAAGAACTTACTTAAAGTATCAATACACACAGGTTGATTACGATAGAATTAATACTGATACAACAGAATCAGTCACTAAAAATTCAGTCACTACATCTTGGAAAGAAGCAAATGGTTTTATTGTAGTACCAGAAAGTGTAATTTCAGTTATCAATATATTCCCATATTCAAATAAAGGTAATCTAAACTTATTTGACGTAAGATACCAATTAAGATTAAATGACCTTTATGATTTTTCTTCAACATCAATTATTAACTATGATGTTGTATTAAGACATTTAGAT